TAAAACACTACCAAATTCTTTCAATACTTTAAATAAAGTTTTAGGTCAAGCAAGAGGCAACTTAAATAAAGTTGCATTAGGTACAGAAAGATATTTTAGAGCTATTGGCGATGTTATTGATAAAGAAGAGAGATTAAATAAAGCATATAGAAAACAAAAAATAGATTTTAAAGTAATTCAACGATTAAAACAAAAAGGTTTACAGATTAATAAACAAAACATTCAATTAATAAGAAAAGAAATTTTATTAGAACAAAAGTTAGCAGCAAGTAAAAATAATACTTCTAAAGCAAATGTTAATAAAGGGAGATCGGGTACATTTGGTAGCACCGCTAGTAGTGCAATTATTGGTGGATCTTTCCCTTTGCTTTTTGGACAAACAGGTGCAGCAGCAGTTGGTGGTGGACTTGGTGGTGCAGCTGGTGGTTTAATTGGTGGTCAATTTGGTTTTGCGTTATCCATTCTTGGTACTGCAATAGGTTCTGCTATTGATAAAAACGATAAATTTAATCAATCATTAGCTGGTTTAAATGTCAAATTTAGTGATGTAGGGTCAAGTGCATTATTGACAGCTAAAGATATAGACGAAGTTGCAAGTCGTATGCGTATAACAAAAGAAGAAGCCTTTCAAGTTTTAGGGGCTTTTTCTCAGTTTGGTTCAGGAAGTATTGCAAAGTCTTTATCAGAAATTTTTGGTTCAGATTCAGGAGGGTTTGAAGGAATAGCTGGTTCATCAAGACAATCAGAATTAGCAAATCAAATTTTTGAAGCTCGCAAAAAAATTGGTATTGAAAGAGCTATTGAATTGCAACAACAAAATTTATCCAATAATGCTGGAGTAATTGAATTAGCTTTAGCAGAAGCTAGAGCAAAGGCTGAAAATGATGTTGCTGTTGCAAAAGCGAAACAAATCACTTTTGCAGATAGAGCTAAAACATTTGCTGAAGAATATCTTTTAGGTACAGGTGGGATGGATGCTTCAAGATATGGAGAAGGTAGAGCAGATAAACTAAATAAAGAATTTGAAGAGAACAGAAAAGAAAGACTTAAAAATTTTACAGAAGCAATACAAAAATATAGAGAGTTACTTGATTTAACAAATGAAGCACAAGGACAATTTGGAGAGTCTGGAGTTTTAGCTTTTTCTGCTATTAATGACAAAGTAAAAGATTTACAAGATGAAATGCTAAAACTACAAAATCCAATTTTTCAAATTCTTACCTTATCTCAAACAATGGCTCGATCATTTGAGAGTTCATTTGAAGGAATTATTAGGGGAACTATGTCTATTAATGATGCGTTTAGAAATATGTTTAATGCAATAGTGGATCACTTTATAAAATCAGCAGCACAAATGGCAGCAAATCAGTTTCAGCAAGGCTTGTTAGGGATGTTTGGTGGGATGTTTGGTGGCGGACGTACAGGAACAAGTCGTATAACAGGATTATTTGGTGGTGGATTTATGCAAGGTCCAAAAGGAGGATATTTTGATTCAGTAACAGGAAAGGGAATAGCAGGACCTAACTTCGGTTTAGCTAACGGAGGAACAGCTAGAGCAGGAAGCACATACATGGTGGGAGAACGTGGACCAGAATTATTCAGTCCTGGAGTTACAGGTACAGTCACACCAAATCATGCTCTTGGTGGTTCAACTACCGTCATAGTAAATGTAGATGCTACAGGATCTAACGTAGAGGGTGATGAGCAGCAAGGAAGAGAACTTGGTCGTCTTATATCGGTTGCGATACAATCTGAATTAGTACAACAAAAAAGACCAGGAGGTTTATTAGCATAATGGCTACTTTCCCCACTATTGTTCCAAAATACGGGCAAAGAAAAAAATCAAAGCCAAATACTAGAACTGTTCGTTTTGCTGATGGCTATGAGCATAGAATTATGCTTGGATTAGCTGCTCATCAAAATCCAAAAGAATATACTTTTACTTTTGAAGTTAGAGAAGCGGAAGCAGATGTTATAGAACAATTTTTGGATGCAAGGGCTTTGGACAGAGAATCATTTACATTTACTCCCCCAGGCGAACCAAGTTCCTCACAGTTTGTTTGTGAAAGTTGGTCTAAATCAATTCCTTTTCTTAATAGAGCGACTATTCAAGCAACCTTTAGAGAAGTATTTGAACCAGCTTCATAATAATGGCAGTAAATCAACCAGTATTTAGTGATCTTCAATCAATAAATCCTTCGGCAGTTATTGAGTTATTTACTCTTCAGTTGGATAATGCTTTGCACGGTGCGAACACTATTTATCGTTTTCATGCTGGCAGTAGTCTTAATGCAAATGGACAAATCATATGGGATGGTAATTCATATCTTCGCTTTCCAATAGAAGCTAACGGATTTTCCTTTCAAAAAGGTCAGTTGCCTCGCCCAAAACTTGTAATAAGTAATGCTACAGGTTTAATCTCAGCAATACTTTTAACTGTCAATGAAACAACAACAGGAAATGATTTGACAGGAGCTACGGTTACAAGAATAACTACTTTAGCAAAGTTTATTGATGCTGCTAATTTTGCTAACGGTCAAAATGCAACGGCTGATCCTACTGCTGAATTTCCCAGAGAAATTTATTCAATAGATCGTAAAGCAACAGAGACTAGAGAAGTTGTTGAATTTGAACTTGCTGCCCCTACTGATTTAGCTGGAGTTCGTATTCCAGGCCGTCAGGCTACAAGAAAAGATTTCCCCTCTGTTGGTACGTTTGGATAATGACTTGGAAGTATAAAGCATTACTCCATGCAAAAAGAGAAGATCCTAAAGAATGTTGTGGACTGCTTCTTAGTGTAAAAGGGAAAGAAAGATACTACCCTTGTCGCAATTTATCCATGACAGACCATCAGTGCTTCATAATTGATCCAGAAGATTATGTGAAGGCTGACAATACTGGAGAAATAGTTGGAGTAGTACACAGTCACCCAATAACTCCTCCTGCTCCAAGTCAGGCAGACAAAATAGGTTGTGAAAAAAGTAATCTTCCGTGGTATATCGTTAATCCAAAAACAGAACAATGGGCTTATTTAGAACCTTGTGGCTATAACCCTCCTTTATTGGGTCGTCAATGGGTATGGGGAGTAACAGATTGTTGGAGTCTAGTTAGAGATTGGTACAAAGAAAATAGAAATATAGAATTACGAGATTGGGAAAGACCTACTACTCCTCAAAAATTTTTAGACGATCCAATGTTTGAAAGATGTGCTTGGCGAACAGGTTTTAGAGAATTAAGAAAAGACGAAAAATTAGAAGATGGTGATTTACTTTTTATGAGTATTCTAAATCCAGGGTTAAATCATGTAGCATTATTTTTTGAAGGAGATGTTATTCATCATTTAACCGATAGACTATCTTGTAGAGAACCTTACTCTGAATGGTTGCTAAAATGTACAGGAAAGAGGTTGCGTTATGCTTCGTAAGATAAAGTTATACGGACAATTAGCCGAGTTTGTAGGCCATAAAGAATTTGAAGTTAAAGTAGATACATTATCTAAAGCTGTAAGTTTTTTAATACACAATTTTCCAGAGGTTGAAGCTTATATGAGTCCTAGATATTACCAAGTAAAAGTGGGTAATTATGATATAGACAAAGATGAAATAAACTATCCTATCGGACAGCAAGATATTCATTTTATACCTGTAATAAGCGGATCAGGAAAAGGAATCGGAAAGGTATTATTAGGTGCTGCATTAATAGGTGTTGCTATAGCATTACCAGGGGCAGGATTTGGAGCAGGAGGGGCCGTAGGTTTTGGTTCTACAGCAGTAGGAGGAGGATTTAGTTTAGCAGCTTTAGGTGGAAATATTGGTATCGCTTTAGTTTTATCTGGAGTATCTGATATGTTATTCCCCTTGCCCCAACAGCAATCATTTTCAACAGAAGAAGATCCTAGATTATCTTTTAGCTTTAGTGGAGTGCAAAATACATCAAGAGCAGGAACTCCTGTTCCTATAGTTTATGGTGAAATTTTTACAGGAAGTGTTGTAATAAGTGCAGCCATTGACACTAATCAAATAGAAGCATGACTGAAAATACTAAAATTATTAAAGGTTCAGGTGGCGGTGGTGGAAATGAAAGTCCTCCCCCTCCATATCGTGCTCCAGATTCTTTACATAGTAGAAGTTTTGCTACCATCCAAGACTTAATTTCTGAAGGAGAAATAGAAGGCTTTGCAACTGCATCAAAAGAAGGACTTACTAAAGGAACTACAGCTTATAACAACGCAAGTTTAAAAGATGTCTTTCTTGATGACACTCCAATTCTTAACGCTACAGCAGATAGTAGTAATCCATCAGACACCGAGTTTAATTTTCAAGATGTAACCTTTAAATCTAAATTTGGAACGGCAAGCCAAACGGCAATGACGGGTATCCCAGACATAGATGAAAGTAGAGCACCAACTGGAGTTCAAGTGGTTGTTGAAAATAGCGATGGAACTGACAGTGGTGGATTAACTGGTGCAGTAACAAGACAAATAACCAACACAGATGTTGATGCTGTAATAGTTACTTTAACGTGGCCTCAAATACAAATATTTGAAGATGATGGAGATCTTAGAGGTGATCGAGTTGACTATAAAATTCAATTACAACATGATTCAGGAGGATTTGTAGATAAAATTACCTCTTTTGTAAGCGGAAGAACAGCAGATGCTTATGCTAGAGATCATAGAATACAATTAAACGAAAGTTTTACTACTGTAGACATAAGAGTAATTAGAATTACTGCTGACAGTTCTACATCAACAAGGGTCAATGCTTTTCAATTTACAAGTTTTCAAGAAGTCATTGATAATGAAAGTAATTATCCTAACAGTGCTTACACAGCCCTTCGTTTAGACAGTAAACAATTTAATCGTATTCCCTCAAGAAAATATAGAATTAGAGGAATAAAAGTAAGAATACCAGGAGCAGGAGCATCTAATTCTGGCACACCTACCGTTGATCTTCAAACTGGCAGAATAGTATATCCAGATGGCTACATATTCAATGGAGTTATGGGGGCTGCTGTCTATACAAACTGTCCTGCAATGTGTTTACTGGATCTTCTCACAAACACTAGATATGGATTAGGAAATCATATAATAGATAGCAATTTGGATTTATTCAGTTTCGTTGCTGCCAGTAGATATGCCAATGAATTAGTAGATGATAAAACGGGGGCTGGTACACAAGAAGCAAGATTTAGTTGCAATGTTAATATTCAAAGTCCTAAAGAAGCTTTTGACGCAATAAATGAATTAGCGAGTGTGATGAGATGTATGCCAATTTGGTCTGCTGGAAGCGTAACCATATCTCAAGATAAACCATTAAGTCCAAGTTATGTGTTTAATTTAGCCAATGTAGGGGAAGGTGGTTTCAGTTATTCGGGCAGTAGCTTAAAACAACGTCATTCAGTTGTTTCCGTTAGTTATTTCAATATGGACTCTAAAGAAGTTGATTTTGAAGTAGTAGAAGATGCAACAGCTATAGCAAAACTTGGAACGATTGTTAAACAAGTAAAAGCCTTTGCGTGTACTTCCCGTGGACAAGCTGCAAGATTAGGAAGAGCAATTTTATTTGGAGAGCAAAACGAAAGTGAAGTTGTTAGTTTTACTACTTCAATAGATGCTGGAATTGTTGTAAGACCTGGTTCTGTCATTGAAGTAAACGATCCAGTAAGATCAGGGGCTAGAAGAGGAGGAAGGGTAGTATCTGCAACTACTACAGCAATTACAATAGATGCTTTGGTTCAGACTAATTTACCCGCTTTAGGAGATGCCCCAACAATAAGCGTGATCCTAAGTGATGGAACGGTAGAAGTAGGTTCAATATCAAATATTAGCGGAGCAGTTCTTACAGTAAATAGCGTTACTAAAGTAAACGATCAAGGTGAAACAGTTACACAATCTGCATTTTCATCCGCACCACAAGCAAATTCTCCTTATGTAATATCAAGTAATTCTTTACAGACTCAGCTATTTAGAGTTATTGAAGTAAAAGAGCAAGATCGTATAAATTACGGAATAACAGCTTTAACTTATAACGAAAGTAAATATGGAGTTATAGATGATAATGCTCCTTTACAGACTAGAACAGTATCCTTACTTAATAAGCCAGCAGAATCTCCTTCTAGCTTAACTGTAAGCGAACAGTTAGTTGTAATAAATAACATGGCAAGAAGTAAATTAATTGTAGATTGGCAACCCGTAGATGGTGTTACTCAATATCTATTAAATTACAAATTTGAGGAAGGTAATTTTGTATCTCAAGTCGTATTCAGTTCAGACTTTGAACTATTAGACGCACCCGTAGGACATTACACTTTTCAAGTGTTCTCTTATAACGCAGCGTTAGAGTTATCTGCATCACCTACAACTTTTGAGTTTGATGCAGTAGGTAAGTCCACCGTGCCAGAGGATGTTACTAATTTAACTATTGAGCCAGTTAATGAACAGTTTGTAAGATTAAGATTTAAGCAGTCTGTTGCTATTGATGTTTTACATGGAGGTCGAGTTTATGTAAGGCACACCAATCAAACGGGAGGGGGTGCTTCATTTCAGGCTGCTCAAGACATTATTGAAGCGGTTGCTGGAAATGCTACAGAAGTTATAGCTCCAGCTTTACAAGGAACTTATCTTCTTAAATTTCAAGATGATGGCGGTAGATTTAGCGTCAATGCAGCAAGTG